TGCGATGTCGCCTTTCGCTTCGGTCAAGTAGCTGTTGAAATCTTCGTCGCTCGCAAAGGTGTTAGCCCGGTCGAAGTTCTTTAACATCACGTCGCGGGTCTTTCCCTCAATCTTCGCGTTGTCCAATTCCGCTACAAATAGTTCACGTCGCGAAGCAGCCGCCTTATTTGCGTTAATCTCGGTAATGCTACTTTGCACGCCCGAAAGTTTTTCATCAATAAGTTTGCTGATCGCGTCAAGCGTTATCGCTCCGCCTGCTGGTGGCGTGGGTGGTGTCGGCGGTGTTTGCTTTCCCTTTTCCACAAAATCGTACTTTTCTTTCAGTCCGTTTTCGTAGGTTTGGTTCGCTTTGCTTATTTCCGCGTCTGCAACCTTACGCCAATCTGTTACGTACTGGCTAACTTTGTCGGCGGTAAGTTTATCTACAACTCCGTTAGCTTCTTCTATGGTAGCGACTTGTAAGCCGATAGCGGCTGCCAAATGCTGTAACCCGTCTTTGCGCACGCCTTGGAACTTTGCCACAAGTAGTGCTAAGATTTGTTCTTGTAATTCGTTCATAAACTATTTTGTTAAACCGAAGCAAAGGTAGCGTATTAAGGTAATACGGATTAAGAAATAGGAAGCAAACACTTCACCGAAACTTCCAATTTTGAAAAAGAGTAGGCGGTGAGAAATAGGCGTATAAAACCGCCGCATTGCCTGTTCATTTGCCCGACATTGAAATTAATTAGCTTCTGCGTGTGTTTAGTAGTCGGTAATACGGACGCGCTTTAAATCGCTTCATTTCCCCTTTGCGTTTTTCTCTCGCGCACACCATTAAGAAGAAGAGAAAGATAATTATTAAATCATATCATTACATATCATATCAATGTTGTTTTCGGTTGTTTTCGCTTGTTTTTTCAACCCTTCGGTTGTTCCGGTTGAAAAATCAACCGCCCGGTTGTTTTCGGTTGTTTTGGCTAATTGTATATTTTTTGTTTGCAATGTGCTAATTATTTGATAACTTTGCGCTTGTTATCGGGGAGAAATCCGGTAATGAATGGAAAGCGTTAGGTCTTTATATTTGAAAATCGCCAAATTAACAAATAACGAAAAGAGCCTTTTAACGCGCTGGTGTCGTATATCCATGCTTGATATATCGGCTAAGCGCGGCTATACGGTTTATTTTCGTTGGGCGTTTGGCGATGCCTCAAATATGTAAACCTATATAGTCCGCGCTTTCTTTATGTAGTAAAGTGTAATATCTGCTTCGGGCGGTGGGTGCAAAGTTAGCAAATAAAATGAAGAAGTTATTACTTTCCTTCCTACTACTTCCGGGTTTGTTGCTTTCCGGTTGTTCAAGCTCAAATAATGAACCCGAAGAAGAACCAAACTACCTTTCTACAACCGTCCGGGCTTCTGCCTTTTTTAGTGAAGTTGGGAGTATTGAACAACTGAATAGCGTTTATGTTGGGCGCACGTATTCTGTGAATTTTGCGCCGTTCTGTTTGTCTGACACTGAATTAATGAAAATTATAAACGGTTCTGTTGAAAAAGTTACCTACTACTTAAACACCCCCAACGTTGGAAATGAAGTAATCGGCGTTTCTACCACCCAGCCTTTTACTATCTCGTATTCTCCTAAGAAATCCGGGCAATGTACATTAAGCGTATCGTTTGACCTTTCAAGTAAAGACCATAACAAATGGGTTGAAGTTGAAAGTATTGTAGAAGTAATAGGCGCGGAATAATGGAAGTAGAAGCTATTTTGGGCTTTGTTTTGCTTGTGTGCTTTGTGCTGGCTCTTTTTATTGTTCTTACGGCTCGTATAGCAAGCGCAAGGCGGAACAGAGCTAAAAGGAAAGAAAAAGCCGAAGAACTAACCCGTATCTATGTTAATACTGCTATACAACGGTTGAAAATTTCCGGGCTTGAACGTCGAACGCGTTGGCTTGATGAAGATAGTAATTCATCGAAAAAAGAAGAAGGCGAATTAAAGTAATACGTTTGAGTAATTTTTGCTATTGCTTTTTCCGGTTGGTAATTCTTGGTAACGTTTGGTTATGGTCGTACCATTTGGGACGGTAACGCCTGCTATTGCATGGCTGCTATTGTCCCTTTTTTGTGCCCCTGCCTTTGGTCTTCAATTTTGGTTATCTCGAAACTAAGGTTTACTTTTGTGACTGATAAATAGTTATTTGTATGGAAGAGAAACAAATCACACCGGAAGAAGCCTTCTTTAGTGCTAAGGCTAATTTAGAACTTGCTATAACGGCGCAACTGAAAGAATTTGCCGCCAAGTTCTGTACGTCCGTAATCTTCAAAGGTTGCGTAGAGGTACAACCGTATGTATCTGAAACGGGGAAGGTTATAGATACGCGTATTTCTCATGTAGAAGTAGAAACTAAATATAGTCAAGGATGAAGCATATAATAACACCTACTGCAACTTCCAACGCTGAAAAGAAGCAATATTTAAACGCTAACGGCTGGTCTGAACGTTTGGTTGCTGATAATTGGATAAATAATGCAGATGCGGAAGCCGGGCGCGTAAATATCGAATGGGGCGGGCTTCGTCTTGATGAAGCGTACAACCGTTGTCGCTGGCAGATATTTAAAGGCGATTTTCTGCGTGTAATTAAGAAACAACCACTTAACAGTATTTCTATGAACCCGCAGAACGGGGCTTTCTCTTTGGAATGGTTGGAAGGCGGTAAGGTTTACCGGGTATCTGGTAGTTTTGACGGTTACGGCTTTAGGGTAGGTATGGAATGGAAAGAAGAAAAACCCGGCGTTAATATCTCTTTGTCGAAGCCGGAGTATATTAAGGCGGTAATGTTTCAAAAATGTGAAATCAATACGCCGGAACAATTTGTAGAACTATTTTATAACTCTTTTAAAAGGTATGGATGAAAATATGAACGTAGAAGAATTGGCTAACGGTTTTGTTAATGCTTTTAGTGATATGGCTAAAGCTGCTTCCGAATTTTGGGAAGCATGTAATATAGTTACCGATAGTATTAAAAAGCAAGTAGTTTCCATTCAATTGGCTTATATAGAAAAACTGACTGATAAAGTTAATAAGGCTTGTTTTCTTACTCGCTGGTACTATACCCGCAAACTGTATAAGGAAATAGGCAAACTTGATGAATTAGTTTCTTCCTTTTATCCGTCTGTTCCCGGAACGCCCCAACCATCCGAAGAACTGAATTAAAACACGTTGTTATGAAAACAAAAGAACTAAAAAACAAAACCGTATTTGATTTTTCCGACTATCCGGCTATTATTGAAGAAATAACCGGGATAAGTATTAAAGATAGTGATCGCGTGGAATATTATAAAAAAACATGTCATCCAATAAATAAAGCGCGTGATATTGAATACCTTGCTTATAAAATTGGCGATAAGCAATTAGAAGCGGCGGCGGCTTCTTTTGCTGTCAAATTGGAAAAGGAACGGGATGAAGAAAACGGTAAGGCTATGAAGAAAGGTTATATTATAGACTAAGGGGTAATATAGCCCCTTAGTTCATATATCCGTTTTGCTTTAGCCAATTTTCAAGCGTTGCCCGTCCGCAGCAACAGCATTTTAATATATTGTTTAAGTCTGATTTACTAACCTTCTTACCGTCTAAGCGTTTTAATCCACCATCTAACAAACCTTGTTTCAATCCGGTTAATTGGTCGGAATAAACTTCGTTATATAGATTTCTTTTTACCGTAGCTAATACTTTATTAGCGTCAAGCCCGAAGTTACTTATAACCCAATCGTAATTATTAACCATTGTATTATATCCGGTAGAATTACGGTTCGTAATAAATTCGGGATAAGGTGTTTTGGAACATCCTAATTTCTTGTAAAACTCCGGTAGGGTCTTACGTGATACAAATTCGTTTGCCAATTCCATATAACGCCGTTGCGTATCGGTAAGATACATATTTCCCGGTTTGTTCCTATTATGTGTAATCTCATGCCAAAAGGTAGCCATAGCGTCTGCTTCTCCTTTTGTTATGTCTGCCGAATGTCTTGTAGCTATCTTGGCTAATGCAGATTTTACCCCGGCTAATCTATCCGGCGTTAATGATAAACGCCCGTCCATGTACGTAAAACCGTTTACCCCCGTTCTTCTCGTTGGGGTTAGTTTTAAATCTCCGTTCTCAAACCATTTTTCGGTAAGTTCCTTGTTTATCTTTGCAAAGGTTTCATCTACTTGTATATCAGAAGTGTAGGCGGTTCTTAATGCCGGATGCGGGTTATCTCCGCCTTTGGCTACTTCCGCTTTAGCCTTCTGTAAATCTGTCTTAGCTTTTGATAATGCTTGTTGTAGCTTTGTGATGCAATCGCCGTAATAGTTTGAAGTATGTACTTCGTTAGCATTTATAATATTTGTGTATTCCTTTTGCAGATCGGCAAAGCCTTTCATGTCTTTTTCTATAAAATCCCGTAGGTCGCTTATAGCCCTAAGCCATTCACGCTTTCGTTGAAGTAGAACGTTATCCACTTTATCTATTTCTCCGGTTAATGCGGCTCTGTTACCAGAATTGCGCAAAGTGTCTAAAGAGGAAACATCCAAACCAAAGGAATACGCCCAACGCTTGTAATAAGCTATATCGCTGTCGAAATCCGTACATGGTTCTACGGTATTCATTGCTTTACTTGCTATTCCAGTCTTCAACCCGCCGCTAATCTTTCCGCCGTTGAAGTTATCGCGAATATAATAAGGCATAGACTTCCAGCCCTTCGCACGTTCTTCAATGCTACTGATGTAATCCCGAAAGGCTTTAGGTACGTCCTTAACTGTCCGTCGTGAAGGAAGGCTTTTATACTGTGCGCCCTTAACAATCGCTTTTAGCCTGTTAGCCCGGTTCTTGTTGTATTCGTCGTAATCCGCCATGATGGGAACGGCGAAACAGCGGCATTGTGGATGCCACCCTACGAATTTGAATGTTTTCGGGTAATCCCCTGCCAACGTGTCGCAAATATCCACGAACGGAACGGGTTCGCCTTTGGAGTTCTTTATAGTGTGGTTGTTGCTAAGCATTACACGAATACCCACAATAAAATCAAGCTGTTGCCATCGTAAGTATTCGCTTTCCCGGTACGCCATGTTTATTTCGGTGCGTGTCAATCGCTGGGCGTTCTTTGCTGAAGAACGGTAAACACCTTGTCCGGGGTGGTACATCTTTGCCGCCTTACTTAGTCGCAGGTTGCCGCCTTTATCGCGTACTCGCCTATAAAGTCGGTCGGGTTCATTCAAGTATTGTCGTAAATCACGGCTTAATTGCTGTGCGCTTTTTCCTTCCCCTAATCCTACGTCTATGCCCAATTCCATAGCGTCTTTTAATTCTTCGGCATACTTCCAAACCCTTTGGCTAAGGTTCAAACCGTTTTCTTTACGTTTCTGAAATGCACTAAGGGCTTCAAGGTTACGCGCTTGGTAACGTTCGGCTTCTTCTTTGGTTAGTTTGGAAGTCCGAAGTATGGAAGCTAAAAAAGCGTCGTTCTTCTGACATGCTGCCAGCCATTCGGAGCGTTGCCCGGAAGTAACTACGGCTTCAATCTTTCCGGCAAGTCGGGTAACAATGCCGCGCGCCTGCTTCTTGGCTTTCGGGAAGTCGTCAAAGTTAAAGGTTCCACCAGCCGGAAGGTTAATCTTTCCCGCAAGGCTGGCAAATTCATCCGCCGCCGTTTGGTATAGCTTGGCTACTTGCTTTGCGTAGCGTTCGGTTCTTGTGTAGTGTTTCGCGTCAAATCCACGAAGCTGTATTATAAGCTGGTTTTCTTTTGCCATAGTTATTTTCTTGAAAAATCGCGTTTAAGCGCGTTTCTTTCCTTTTGCGTTAGTTTGTATGTCCGAAAGGTAGAAACGCGCACAAATCAAAGAAAAGCGTATTATTTTAATACGTAGCTAAAGCTAAATAGTCGGTTCGTTCTGATAATAGCTATTTTCCCGATCTTCTTCGTTAATTATAGCCTTTTCTTCTTCGTCCACGTTATCCGCCCATCCCAAACGCTGAATAGTGGCGCGTCGGCTTGCAATCTGCTTGTTTCCGTTTGCTGATGTAAGAATGTTTATCTTACTAAGTTCGTCTTCGATGATGTAAGGTACTATTTCGGGTTCTATTATTAAATTGTCGCAAGCCTTAGACCATTCCAAATGCGCTTGTTTGAAGAAGGCTTTTAGTACATTTACCCTTCGCTGCAAATAGTCTGAAAATATTTCGCTTTTATCCTGCACCTTTAAATGTGCGTCCATGAAAAGGAGTTGTAAGGCTACGCCGGAAATAGCACCTATTCCTTTGACGGTATCAAACGAAATGTCGGGCGTTTGCGTAATGGTGTAAATCA